CGGCAGTCATAGCACCGTCCATCACAGGCTCTGTAGCCGGAACCATCTCTTTCTTCTTCTCAAGGACTATCTCGCCAATGCCTGTGCCATACACAGCAGCGTTGATGAGACACTCACCTACAGCCTTCCTGATCTTGTTCTTAGTAAACTCTTGTGACAACGCCTCACGTAGGAAACGCACGTCAGAACGCTCTGTGTCGCCCATGTCGTCTTGGATGTCAAAGAACTTACCACGCCCAAAGGTAGCCTCTTCAATGTCAGCTACGTTGTTCTCAACAGCTTGGAGGAGGGCAGGGGAGACAATCTTGCTTCTTTCACTCTCACGAGTCTTGTCGTCATCAGACCAAATGCCACGCCAAAGACGATAGTATTCATTGAATTTCTGATCGTAGTTAGTGTCAAAGAACTCACGCCAGTCCTCAACTTTGTACATCACCCAGTCTTCTAGGCGTTCGTCGAGTATGTTGACTGTGTCTTCGTTGTAATCATCCATTTTAATATCCTGTGTATTCGTCTAAGGATTCTTCGTAGTCTTCTGTATCATAGCCCCAATCGTAAGCTACATTTGCTAACTGATCTATATACGCCAATGAGTCAACAGTGTCGTCATGTACTAAATGGTTGGGAAACTGAAACAACTCATCCATGAATTGCACATTCCAGTCACCTTTGTTTAACGTAATATGTCCATTTTCAAACCTGCCCTGCAAAGCCCACATTATCCTGTCAGTCTTCTTTCTGTTGCCGTGTGTTAGTTCTTCTACTCTAAAATACTTGTTGTAGCGCTTCATAAGGTCTGTTAGCGGCGACATTACAGCCTGCCTACTAATACCTTTTTCAATACCCACAGCAATGGGATAGTGTTCTTTAACAGCGTCAAAGATGCGTGCTGCAGTCTCGTCTAGCGTCCAACGACCAATAATGATGTCTTTAACCCACCATCCATGTTCGCTAACTTTAACAATAGCTATAGAGCTGTTGTCAAGACGCTTGTTGCTCTTCTTGCCTATCTCTTCAAAGCCTGCTAAGTCACAGGCGATGTAGTAGTCACCTATGTCAGGCTCATCTTCATCAAACTGAACCCACTCTTCCTTGAACATCTCAGAGCCACGAGCCTCAAAAGACGCCATGAACTCTTGTCTGAACGCATAAGACGACAACGTACGTTTAGCGCTGTCTATCTCTGTAGGGTCTATAAGAGGATTGTCGTAGCTTGTGAAGTGCCACGCGTTGTAGTCCTCTAACTTGCCTAACGATGCTTCGGTGTACAGATCGTAGAAGTGGTTGCGTCCCATAGGCGTTCCTATGAACAACGCTTCTCCTTTTAAGTCAGACAATGCAGGACGTAGAATCAACTCCCACACTTCTGGCTTAAAGTCAGCAAACTCATCTAAGACAACGTAGCGTAAGCTAACACCACGCATAGTCTCTGGTCTGTCTGAACCCTTTAAAGAGATAGACGCACCGTTAATGAGCTTGAGCGTTAGATTGTTGACGTGGCTGTTGGCTATAACGCCCTGCCCCATCTCTAACAGCATATCCCATATAACGTCTCTAGCCTGTCCCTGTGTAGGCGCAACATAGAAGACTTTACCGTTTTTAGACGACAAAGCCTTAACGAGCAACAACGACGCTGCTAGTCTTGTCTTACCTGTACGTCTACCTGCCGCTACAACCTTAAAGCGTGACTCGTCTGTCCACACTTGTTGCTGCCACGGAAGCAGGTTTATCTGTAGGTCTTGCGTTGCAGACATCTAGTACGTCCACACAACTTGTGGTAAGTCTCTAGTGTCTACGTGTATAAAGCCTTTAGCAACACCAATGCCGTTAAAGCCTAAGTCGATGGCGTTGCGTATAATCGTCGCTCTTTCAACACCGTTACTGACGGCAATGTCAGCAGCCATGCCCTGTGTATGCACACCACCTTTGGACTTACGAGCCTCTGCAGGGTGTGATGGGTCACGATAGCCACTGGTTATAACAAAAGGGAAACCACAAGCAGCTCTTAGCTCATCAAGCCTACGAACAAACGCTTCATTTATCTTATTCTCGCCAGTGTGCTTACAAGCAAACTCTTCTAACGTAAAGTATTTAAATGTCATCGTCTGTATCGCCCTCGATAGTCTCGCCAATCGTTATTGGCTCATTAGTGTCTAGTCCGTTAATAGTGATGCTAACGGCTGCTCTACCATTACTGAGCTTATCCTTCTCAAAATAGCTGAGAGGCATTATTCTATCAACAATTAACTTCCACGCTGCTGACTGATTCTTGTGGTCATCGTCTAACGCAGCATTGAAGATAGCGTCCATAACCTCTCTACTCTTAGGACTAGCTAACATTCGAGCTTTGTACTCTTCAATGGCTGAAGCGTCACCTTTAGGACG